TAACATATGAAATTGTGTAATAAAGCTAATTGTTAACTTATTGAATATCAGGTAAGAAAATACAAACGTAAATCATAAGTTCCCCGGCCATGATATCCCCGGTTCGAGTCCGGGAAGTGGCTCAAAGCCTTATTTTTCAAGGTGCTGCTGATGATGTACTGAAAATATCGGCACAAAATCGGCACAAAAGTACAAAAATTTTCTGACATAAGCAAATTTTTGGCGAATTTTATGCAAGGCGTTTAATTTTTTCTTACCTGACTCAAAAGTTGGGTAAGAAAAAAAAATGTCCGTACTTTCCGCGCACACGATCACCCCTTATATTCCGGCCATCCTCCGGAAAAATTCGCATGGGTATGTAATCGAGTATTATTTTTACAACAATGTATCTGGAGGCTATTGCCGTCGGACCATTAAACTGAATCGTATCCGGAAGAGATACGCTTCCATGCACGAGTTCAAGGAATACGCTAACAGCGTGATCTGCAAACTCAATGCAAAGCTAGCCAGCGGATGGTCACCCATCGGTGAAGTAGTCAATACGCGCGAGTTCGTTCCTCTACCGCAAATTATTGATCAATACCTCCGTGAGAAGCAAAGTACACTGGCGCCGAATACCATGCATGCATATCGGAGTTTCTGCATCCGGCTAAGAAGCTGGATCGAAATACGGTATCCTCAATGCAACTGCGCTCTATTCACAAAAGTATTGGCCGTTCAATTCATGGACCATATCTGGAGCGGAGAAAGCGCGGTTGTAAATAAGTCTAAGAAGTACATCCAGTCGGCCAATCATGTCAGTGAGCGTACATATAACAATAATCTGAAGCTTGGCCGGGCCTTCTTTGCATGGTGTATCGACAAATGCTACGCTAAAGAGAATCCTTTCGAGACTATCAAGCTGAAGCGCGAACGACAAAAGAAGCGCACAATCATCCCGAAACAGGTACGCCTGGATATAGACCAGTACTTTGCTGAGCATAATCCCGGAATGCGTATTGTATGTCGGTTGGTATATACATCGTTATTGCGGCCGGTAGAAGTCTCCCGCGTGCGCGTTCGTCAGATATTGTTTGATAAATCGTGCATCGTCATGCCGTTTGATCAGACAAAGAATGGCAAAGAGCGCTATGGTCGGTTAGATGAGGATCTGGCACAATTACTCCGGGCGCACCTTAAAGGAGCTGCATTGAATGACTTCCTGATAAGCGATGGGACATGGACCTATGGTTCTAAGCCGAAAAATTCCCATGCATTCGGCAATGCATGGGATAAGATGCGTGCGGATCTTGGTCTTCCATCAGAGTATCAACTGTACTCACTACGTGATACCGGCATCCATGATCTTCTTATAGATGGTGTTGTGGATCTTGACGTGATGCATGCTGCTGGCCATAGTGATCTGAGCATGACTACACGCTATGCAGATCATATTGATGAAGAGATGATTACGCGCATTAACAATCAGGCTTCCGGATATTAAATCATTCACCGGATAGATGCGATTTCGCCTTCCTGTATGCGTCACGGATCCAGTCCGTTGCTTTTTTGGCGATACCCGCCGCTGCCGTCTTCACATTCTGGACGGTCTGGTTCTTGGTAATGCCATGTGAGCGGTTGGCAATAATTTGTGCCTGGTCTATCTTTGTGAGCATGTGGTAAATCATCCGCTTATCCAGTGACAGCCGATTCATGGCGTTTACGCGCTTACACTCCCCTACCAGTACGTGATGAGGAAACAACTTTGCAAATAACTGCAGATCCTGTTCGAAGTATTTCTCATCAGCCAGCCTGTCTTTGATGGCTTGGCGCTCAGCTATTGTATATTGTGACATATGCTATAGGATTACATGGTGAAGTAATAAACAGTTCCTGCCAGATGCGCCATGCGCCGCTGAGCGATGAACTAGTAGAGCGTATCCGGGAGTACCTTGCGACCTATCCACACACCGCAAATAGTAACCTATTCAGTACCGGGTTCCGCCCCGGATCGAAACCTATCGGAAGCAAAAGTGTACAGTTGCGATGGATGGATATGCGCAAGGAACTGGATCTACCTGAAGAGTATGTGATCTATAGCCTACGTGACTCCGGAATCGTGGAGATGCTACATGCCGGTGTTGATGAGCTAACTGTCATGCATGCAGCTGGCCACCACGACCTAAGTACCACATCTATCTATGCCGATCATATAGATACGGAAATGATAGAGCGTGTCCGGGAAAAGCAGGTAGGGTTCTCCGGAGACGGATCAGCTGTCGATATCTAGCGTGTATTGCGCTTTAATGGCGCGTATGATATCCGTAACATACTTACCTCCTCCGTGGTTTATAATCCACTCGTGTACATCATCAGCCACGATATACTTTCGCGGCTGGCCCTCTAATTTGGGTCTTCCTGCATTTGCCATAATAATCTGGTTTTTGGTATTTATAATGGGCCTATAATAATATCGTCATCCGGATGACCTTCCTTCCAGATGCTTGCATACTCCTTGCAATGCTCCAGCGTTCCAGTAAACATACCGGAAGTGGCGCTCCCATTTACTATACGACACACTTCGTGCCATCCTGCCTTTTTCTGGATCCTGTGGCGCAAATCCTCCAGCCTTCTTAATACGTCGGTACTTTCTTCATCCGCTCCTTTGATCTGGTATTCGGTAAGCGCACTATGCGCCTTATCCAATAGCGCAATCTGTAATTTATAATCTATAGCCATGTCTGCGTTGTGGCTGTTTGGGATGCCATCCCTTTTGGGTTTATATTTATTGACCATCTTCGGGGAGTCGGTTCGAGCTCTTAAACCTCGTCCCCTCCGATTGAGCTCTGGTCTTTGTTTTGGCTGTAAGGTTGCCATCCCTCCGTTTATTAGTCTGCCTAAGACGACCGTACCTGGGGTTCTACTACTGCCGGTCCAGCGCCTTTCTTTTGAGCCTTAAAGGTGGGCTGTTGCCTGAAGTACTCTTTGGCTTGAGTCTCGTCTCTCCGAGATGTCGGCTTCTTTCGTAGGGCTTCACTCTGTTCCCTGTCCTATTGTTCTGAGTCATTGGGCTTCGCTCCGGTTGGGTGGTTTTAAGGTCTTCCCCCAAGCTCTTGACCGATTCCGAAAAGATGATTTTTGATCTCTTTTTGAAATCCACTGCAAAGGTACAAAAAATTTTTGACATATGCAAATTTTTGGGCAAAAAAATACTAAAAAAATGCACTTTTATTCAAAAAAGCGCATTTTTTCATATTTTTTGCGTAAATTATGGACTATTTACCACCAGATAGTAGCTTTTGTAATTTTTGCTTCCATCCGGATACTCTCTCCTTGATCTTAGCTCTAGTTTCGCGCATAAGTTTTGGATAGTGGACCTGTTTGGATGTCTCTTTTACCCGATCGTGCTTCCGATTAGATAGGATCTGCTCTTCAGTTACTCGAGTAAGCATGTGATAGATCATGCGTTTGCATAGCGATAGGCGGTTTATATCATTAACTCGCTTACACTCTCCGATCAGTACATGATGCGGAAATAGCTGCGCAAATAGCGCAAGATCCTGTGCAAAGTATTTCTCATCGGCCAACCGGTCTTTGATGGCTTGGCGATCTGCGATGGTGTATTGTGTCATACTCGATAGAATTACATGGTGAAGTAATATACGGTTCCTGCCAGGTGTGCGCGTGCGATCGCGTCGATGCCAATATACGAAAGCATGTATCTGCAGTCTTCCAGATTGTCATAAAAGAAGTTCTCTGTGAGGACGGCCGGGCACGATGCTTTGTAGATCACGGTGAAGTTACTTTCCTTATCCTGATCGCCATCTCCCTTATCCGTGCGGAATTTTGTATCTGAAGGGAAAAACTTGCGTGCAGCGTTGTACAGGCACTCAGCCAGTTTGTCGCTATCGGTCTTTCCTACTGTGGTCCATGCCTCCCAGCCTCGAGCATTCATCCATGAGCTACCATTGCCGGCTGCGTTACCATGGATAGATATCAGCACACACTTCTCACCCGGATTACTCCTTATATAATTATTCGCGCGCGTTGCGCGTGCGCTAAGTGAGATATCTTCATCCTCTGGAACCAGGATCACCGGCTTGATATCATACTGCGGTGCCAGTTCTACGATACGCTGCGCTACTCTGCGCGTAAATTCCCACTCAAAAAGTCTTGATCGGCCATCCTCTAATAATGGCGATCGCTTGCCCGGCGTGTTGCTTCCGTGGCCGTTGTCAATCAGTAATGTGTACATCTCTGTTAGTGTTATTTGGTTAATAAACTTGGTAAGCATGTGTGCGATCAGACACACATGCCTTGGTTGAATCATAATACCCTATAGTACCTATTGGGCGGTAAATTAGGCTGTCCGCTCCATCCGGTATTCAGATTGGATATGATTCGTTGCGACCGGGTGCATAATCGGAATACAGGCATCTCGATCTTGTACACTTGCTCCAGGACCTCCATCGGCATAGCCTGATAGAAGTAATCGGAGCTGATAACTGGAGCGGCCGTCTCGATAACGTCTGCAGACGCTACGTAAACGAAATCCACTACCACCGGCTGTACCTCAGACTGTACATACTGCACACTCGAGATACTTTGCTTCGCTCCTACGTCATACGCTGGAGCTGCATCCATCGCGACGAACATAAGGAGTCCGATCGCTAAGAAAAGAAATCGCTTCATCTTACCAATGATTTGAATGATTACTATTGCTGCAACTTAAGCCATGCAGCTGTTGGCTTTACCAATGATATCCCCATCCATAAACGAAATGCACGCCTATTTCCGGAGCTGCATTAACAACCGTACCGGATCCATATGGATTGCCTACGAATGACACTCCATAGCCAGCTCCAATTCCAATACCGAAGAACTGCCCCCATCCCTTTTTCTTCACGATCGTCCGAGGCTGTATATTGAATTGGTACTGCAGATCCACACTGTCTATCTTGGCATCGTATCCGGAGAACTGCACACCCAGTTCGATCCGGCTGCTATCCGTCTGGAAGGTGTCCCGATACTCATATGCCGTAATCGGTATCTCTACCGGAATGCTGTCACTCACTCTGCCATCACATACAGAATCCGTGCTATCGCAAGGCGTTTCCGGCTTTGGAAGCCATAATGTATCATGCTTGATCACATACTTAGGCTTGGTGTGATCTGCGATATCTGCAGGATCGTTCGCCTTTATGGTATCATGTATGACTATCGGATCCGGAGCTTCCGGAGTTTTGATAGTGCATCCTCGGAGGCCTGCGCCGATGATCGCACCGGCGATAAAGCATGCACCTGCGAAAGCGATGTGTAATTTATTCAGTTCCATGGTTGCTGTCTCTGTTATCCAGGATCTCATCCACTTTGTCTTCAGGGACGTGTAACTTGTTAGCGATCTCTCCCTTCAGTGCCGGTCTGAGCAGCTTGAAAAACACGATCTTCGGATTCACGATCAGGATGTTTGCGCTCATCGAAAGCAGCTCTGTACATACCATAACAGTAGCGATGATGCTTACGATAAAGAAGCTATCCCCGGGGAGGTTCTTTTCTGCCAGGATAAACATCAGCAATCCGCTCATGTACGCTGTCATCTTCGTGATCGTTTCGCGCAATAATTCTGACTTGGCGAACTTCCCTCGTACGATGGAGGCCCATACGCCCCAGATAAGATCCAGTGTGATAGCTACTACTACGGACCAGATTGCCAGTTCGTACCCACACACAAACTCTACGATCCATGTACAAGCCAGCAGGATCTTTCCCCAGATCGACTGCAGGAGGTACAACAACTTATGCCCTATGGCTGTCAATAATTTCGCTATCATTTGATTTCGTGTATTTGTTAAATTCAGCTACCAATGTCCCGCCATTAGTATATATCTTCAGTCCATCAGATTGGTATAAATTTCTATTCTTCGACGCCATAATTTACAATGTTAAACGGCTCGTCGAATAATGTTATTATCAATTATCATTATCGATTACTCTACGTGCAATCTCTTTCGCTTTCGCCCGCCATTCTTGCATAGCGACAAACTCTGCATGGTGTTCCTCACTCTCACTCTCCATCAAATGATTGTTGATTATTGCCTGCATCTCATCGGATGTATAATGGTCGTTTATGATATCTGATACAACCTCTCCGTACTTAGGAGGGAAAGCGACTCTCGCAGTCTCATAAGTATATCTGGTTTTCCCATCGGACTCTACTTTCTGCTCATCAAAACATAGCAGTAAATGGTTGCCTTCTCGCCTAGCAAGCGGCATCTGATTGTCAAATTGTGCTCTCATATTATTCAAAATATACATTTGTTTTATTACCATATATATTATCACAACGCAAAGTCGCCTCGAAAGGAAATCCATCAATCTCAAGGACTTTACGCATAGCTGCCTTCAGGCGTTCATTATTGGTACAGAACTTGCATGCATGACCATTCTCTTCTACAACAATAAACATCCGTCCATCTCCATGTTTTGTGGTGCATTTATCTATAATACGCTTGACTATCAGATGACGGTCCTTGAGGAATGATGCCTGCACTACCGGCACATCCACAAACTCCTCTCCATTGACAATAATTTCATCCTGATGGATGTTAAAATCACTAAACTTTCTCATACCTGTTACTTTTTGCCACAAGTGCAAGCCGTCAATATGCATCAGCATACCTTTGTAGGACACGAGCGATTTGCGCCGCTTATCCTCGTCTTTCTGCTTGGCCTTGCGTTTGAATCTATATTTTGTTTCATTGATTATTAGCGTAAACTCTCTGAAGAATTTTCTGCCAATATATATTATCGGATTGTCTTTTGTTAGTCGTTGTACGCTTATATTATGATGCAGCTCTTGCTCTAATTCAATACCTGCGTATTGCAATGCGATATTATTTGCTTCCCACACCGCTTCAATAGATGTGCCTATTATCAAAATATCATCACAGAACCGGAAATTCTTACAGCCTTTCACTTTAGCGAGTTCTCTATCCAAATCATTGAGATAGAAGTTTACTAACGGCTGAATCGGATATCTCCCCAATCCAACTCCTCTTGTACCATCATCAGGATACAATCCATTATGTTCTCCAAGATACCATAGCACTTCATGTAAAAGCCATCTTATACCACTATCAGTAAATGTCTTACATAGTCTGTCGTATATTTTCTGGCGGATAACAAAGTGATAAAACTTAACGAAGTCCAATTTACTCCAATATAAAGTCTTGTATTTATGCTTATCTATATACTTACGCACATGGTTCATCGAATAGTCGATGCCTCTCCCTTTGATACTGGCTGCAGATTCGTAAAAGTAGCTCTTCTCCAGTACTGGTCCTATGACTTGCATTAACGCATGGTCAATTACATTGTCATAATGTCGGACCTTAGCCAAAATACGCTTTTTACCAGCATCTTTTGATATCTCAAATTGAGGAGGGGCGCTCACGTATGTTCGTGTCTTCAACTCATTCTCGATACGCCGGATATTTTCTTCTAGATTATTATCAAACTTCCTCACTCCGTACGAGTTGCCTTTGTTTCTCTTCGAGGATTTTACCGCCTTTTCAATGTTCGTACGCTGGTACACTAACTCCAAAGTCACCTTGCGATTTTTGCCTTTTGTCATATTTGCATTAGACTTATGGGCTGTTGGATTTTCGGGATCTATGCCTTACTTGTGCAACACTGCCTATGCAGCCACGCCCTTTTGTTCCCCCTCTCCTTGCGGAGTTCAAGGAGGCTTACTGCCTATATTACCCTTGTAAGTTTATAGTCCTATTGTATGCCGAGCGCCGATATTCGCATTCGAGTTCGAGAACGGGTTATTCGAGTTCGCGTACGAGAGGCCCGCGTGCGAGCCGTTATTCGAAGTGCCGCCGACGTGGAGCAACTACAGACAGAAGCCTTTATTATGTTTCTACTCTATTCAGCTATTCAGATTTGCCATCTCGGCACCAGTTATCTCTTCGTATTGGCTGATGTCCCCTCTAAATGCAAGCCGAGCGCCGACAGACGCATACGAGTCCGAGAACGGGTTATTCGAGTCCGCGTACGAGAGGCCCGCGAGCGAGCCGTAAATCGAAGCGCCGCCGACGAGGAGCAACTCACCCGAAGAGTTAGCCCAGGTGCCGTCGCAATAGTCTGTCACTTCACTACCTCCTACTGCTGTCGGGATGAGGTCTAAGTAGTCCCCGAGCACTCGTTTTGTGACGTACTCTCCACTTGCAGATGCTAAGCGAGTAAATGTGCGGATACCTTGTGCTGAGTTGCTAACGATATTGCCGTCATAGATAATAGCAGTATTCCCGCTAAAACGGCAGTTCGGACAAAATTGCCACAGATGCCCCCATAGATCTTCTATACCGAATAATCTTACCTCATTATAATTGCTGTTGTAAGGCATTTCACCACTCCCGTCTCCTAGCTGCCTTGTAGCACCGGTTGCTGCAGTATAGTAATCAGCTCCTGCATCTGATAATCCTCGGCCTATAGTAGTCTGCGAATTGAGATTTCCGAACTTGGCACAATAGAGGTCAAAAATCTTCTGCCAATCAAAATAATTGAACAATCCATATCCGGTGTGGATATTCTGTGCATAGCCAAAGAACTCACTAATTGTTTTATTCGCCAGCGGAACAAGATTCGGACGTGATACTATTTTGTTACCAACGAGTGCTGCGAGGTAAGTTCCTATCCATGTCTCTGGTCTCTCTATATTCGATATAGGATCCGGTGAAACATAGTAGCGGATGCCTGATTCTAATACATCTTTAAGAAGATAGTGCCTCGGGAAACGACGGAAAGAGTTGCCATATGTCCCAGGCCATGGCGTACCATCGGCAAAGTAATTATGATCTAATGCGCTTAATTTGGCATATTTTTTATGCACCTCATCGATGACATAGGAGCCATAGGCATTAAGAATCTCATCAACTGCAGATACGACTCCGTTCATGGTTAGTGAAGGATTGCTATCTTTCTCCAAAACGAATCCTCGTGAGATATCTCGCACGTCACCTGCCTTGATATACGTTACTGCTACATTACGGATATACTCTTCCGAGACAAATGTGAGTGATGTAGGTGTCGTATATCCATCTACTGCTGGGAATTGAATTGTATAGTTGTCTCCAATTGGAACATAGAAAATGCATCGTCCTATTTCATCGGCATTGTAGGTGTGTGTTTCTGACTTGGTGTTATTCACTACCGTGATTACCCTATCCGTAAAATCTATGATATGGGCCGATGTGGTGGATAGTTGTACTATAATCTGCTCTTCATCGTGATCTTCCGTTGATGGGAGCAATATCCATTGCCCTTTCTCGTAAATATAACGATGCACTTTACCTGTTGCTGGTTCAACCTCATTAAATTGCAAGCCATTAAATAGGTCATCTCCAGAGAGAGCTAATCGGTCTGCTTGTAAACCGACTAATATACCTCCTCCTGTTTTTAGCTCTACAAATTCCGTCCCATTGTGTATGAATACTGTAGGAGCTTTATCTCCGTCTGTCTGCAGCCATAATTCAGCTATAGATCCCTGATGTGCCGCTCTCTGAGCCGCTGTTCCTTTATGAATAGGAATGCCAGTCTGATCTATATATCTCTGCAACAATGCTTGTAAGCCTGCACGAATGATATCCGTCTGCTCTACTTTGAGTAATTTTTCACCTGTTTCCATATGTTTATATGTTTAATATATTATACTAATCTTACTCATCACTTTATGCTTCTTGCTCAATAGGGAGACCGAGGTATGCACGCAATTCATTATCTCCTACTACGTTCTCGCGTGTGATGCTTTCATAAATCACATCCTGCTTCTCCGACATGCTATCCATCATGTCATGCAGTTGTTTACCCAAATCTGTTAAATTCCCTTCTACTGGCTCGTAGGTGAAGATCTGCATCACTACTTCGGTGCCTAACTGGTTATAAACATCGTGGATACCGGTAACGCGATAATAATGACCGGCCTTCCACAGGATATACGATGTCACTCCGGATATCTTGTTTTCCAACTCATCGTACTTCAGATCGGTAGCCGTCGATGATACGGTTTTGGCTACAGCCAAATCGCCGGCCGTCGCGTCATATACGGTAGGTTTGATAATATCGCCTACTTTATACTCTTCAGAGTGTTGCGATCCCGGATCGATTCCGTCTTCTACGATAAAATCGCCATCATCGATGATGCCGCAAAAACCGCTGGATCTCTCTGCCGGTAAGCCGGTATCGACTATATCTTCAAGGATACAGCTGCCGGCTGTGTCTCGGAGATCATCTCCCATGTCGATTTTGATGGTCAGTTTGTCGCCTAACGTGATCGATGGTGTGCTGTTATCGAGCGTGATAGTCACCTCTCGGTTCGCGCCGTTGTATGCTACAGTGCTGATGTTCGCCTTCTTCATCGAGCTGGCTAATACTTTCTTCTGCGTCTCATTGATGATCACGCGTACATTCTCGACGGTGATGACCGAGAACTTTGCCGGTATGTCCTGCAGCACAACCCGGTGCCCTGACGCCCAATAATTGGTATATACTCTTTCCATATCTTATTGATTAAAGACCTGCGCACGCAAGGTCGTAAACTTCCTGCAGTTCTGCTTTCGATGCAAAGATAAACTCTTCCCATTCTCCCCACGCCAGGGTATTGGTCTTCTTCCTGAATTGATATCCGGAGCGGTTGGATAGTGTCTGAGTGTAAGTAACGCGGCGCAAACGCGCGGCTACAGATCGCTCAATAACGAGGGTGTACCAGTTAAAGCTTCTAACCATAGCGGTTACGGTGGTAACGCATACGCGATAGATGCCCTCGTCTATGTATTCGTCTAACTCACTGAGGCTATTCACATAAATAGTGTTATCTATCGGCTCGCCGGTCATATCCACGAACTCATTATCTTTGTAGATGTAGAAGTGGGTGGTATCATTAGTAATATAGATGACATTCTCCTGTGCTTCAGCATCTTCCCATGAGCCATCGACGAACTCCTTCAGAGCGTCATTCATCGAGTCGATATATAGATCACCGGCCGATGCGCTCTCAGGTGCTGTATCCGAATATGTGAGTACGCTGATGATCTCTTTATCATCGGCCGGCTGCAGCTGTGCCAGGATATCATTGATAGCCTTGGTGATGACGCTGTTCTGAACCGGATGAAGCGATGTCGTCGATAACTCATCGTCTATCTCATTCAGGTATTTCTGAATATAAGCCATGATGGCGCCGAAAGGCAATGCCATGATCTGACCATCCTGCGCTGCAGCTATCAGGAATTTATCTCCATTCTCCGGAGATACTTGCACCGGATATTGTGAATCAAACTTAGCCATTTTCTTGTATGGTATTTGAGTTGTTATCCAAAATAATGTTTCCACTGTTATCCTGAAGCAGTGCGCTGCGGGTATCCGGAAGAGGATGTACCGTGCGGTTCGGCTTGTGATAGCGTGTTTGCTCGAGTACTTCGATGGTCAGTTCAAAGCTCTCCGGTTCGCGCTGATGAACGGCATGCTTAGTGTCTGCAGTAACGCTAACCGGCACCCATTGGCCGTCGATCTGCATCTCCACCTCTTCACTCGTGACCATATCCTTCAGCGCGATGATACGCGCCGGTGTGAGATATCCGGTGTGCAGGCTGTACTTGGTAGTAACCGTGCTGCGTTGCATTTTGCGCTCCGTGTTCCGGACGGTCTGATTGCTGATGTACAGTTCCGGCTTTTCCGCTTCAGATATATCCTGCAGCTCACCGGTAAGCAATAATGCTTCAGGTGATCCCATGGAGTTCGTCCACCGGATCAGGCATACTTCGTCGGTGTCCGGATCGTCCGTGATAGCTATCGTATTCATGCAATGCTCATCCTCGTAATCGCTAAAGCTGATAAATAGTGCATTGGCTCGTGTGGCGATATTACTACTAGATGCAGCATTTAAATATACGCCAAATATAGGATTATTTCCGAGTTTGACTCGCGTTGTACTATTGATATCTATCGTGCCATCGTCTGTTGCTATATTGTAATTGTGGTAAGCATCCGGAATGATCGCAAAGATATATTCCATCGCTACCAATTCGGAGCGATAGAAGTGCAGTGCGCCTTCCTCTTCGCCTCGAGCCAATAAGAACGGATGGATACCTTCCGGAAGAGTTCCGGATATTTGTATGCCTCCGGATGTGCCCGGAAGAATGAGCACCCACGAGTCGGTAACGGATGTGCTGCCTACTTGCCATACTTTAACGGCTGCGAATCCGGATACGATATCTCTGCTGGCATTGACCTTGTATCTCGAGGTGAGTGCGGATAAGATATCGGTCAGCTCGATATCAAAAACATCCCTGCCTTGGCTATCGACTGAAGGAAAGCATAACAGCGTTATGTACTCCGGATCGTTGGATCCTTCCGCAATGTAGAAGATAATAGGTATCTGTTTATGCTCCGGTACGTCGCCTGTTTCAGGCGTGAGTATGATCTGGTACATGATTCCGTCCGCTACAAAGGATGGATCTGCCGGTTTATGATTGATAGATATTGTCATCGCTCTTAAATTTTGTGCAAAGGTACAACTATTTTATCACATACCAAAAGACACAATTTTTACGACTTGCGAGGCGCTACTAATTCGATCGTCACCTGCTGCTTATCGAGGTTCTGGAGTTTGTACTGCATTTTCGATGGCCAGCACAGGCGGTTCTTAACAATCATCGGCTGCGTGAAGTCGAATGACGCGATGTCGTTAATACTCATCATCCGGATGATAGTCACTTTATCACAGCTCTCGATGGCGGCATTATATGCCTTATTGAGTAATTGGTATAAGCCGTCTAAGTCATAAAAATACCATGCTCTCAATTCTCTCGAGATATCTTGCAGTTGGACCTGTTCATCTAAGATCTCGACATAAGGTTTCCGGATGGCCGGGTATGACTCTGTGTAGGTATGTACGTGCTCGCTCTGATCGTAGTAATCGTGATAGATGATGGCAAAGTCCATCGTTACGAATACCAGCGGGCATTTCTTATCTTTGGTCGAATCTTCGCCATCTGTGACCGTTGTGGTAGTACGCTGGCATACGCCTTCCAATGAGATAGTGTGAATCGTCGGATAGTTATCCCATCCGAGGTGTCCGGAAGAGTAATCGCTATCGTACTGCGTGCCCGGAAGTTGCAAATAGACCATACTTGCCTTTTCTGACTTTTCGATGTTATCTGCAGGCTTGTATTCCGGCGCGCTGTTAAACGCTATCTGCAGGTCGCTGAATTGCGATATCCGGCTACCGGTGGCTACCTCGAGCATGGACTGATTGAACTTCATTTTATAGCTGCCATCCGGCTGATAGAAGAATGAGCACCCGAATTGCGCCTGTACGGCTAACAGGAAATCCTTGCAGCTGATCTCCGGAACCAGCGCGCTGTAATACAGACATCCCGGATAGAGCGCATCCATCGTATTATTGAGCACAATAATGGAGTGCCACTGCTTTTCGAAATGGCTGCTATACTCACCGTCGTCCGGATAACTATCGAAATCAATCGTAAGCGAGTACCCGGCATTCTCGAAGATCTTGTGCAGAATGTAATCGAGGCGCAAGAATGCTGTGATATAGTTACTGTCTGTTCTTGCCTTCAGCGAACTGGGGGCCCATATCTCATTAAGCCATCCGTCTTTCGTGTGAATAGGTGCCATGACGAAATCACGTGCCTGGAACCATGCTGCACGCTGCTCGAGTTCGTTTTCCCATGTCTGATAATCGATCTCGCCCTGGTAGTGATCATCTTCGCGCATATCGTAGAATGTAGGATACGCGGCGAAATCGGCCTGCAGCGCAAGAAACAGGTTTTGCCGGTAAGTCGGAATGTCTGAAGCGGAGGGTGGTATGTTCCCATAGTGCAGACCGGCCATGACTTGCGGTAAGGTCTTCTCTTCGATCTTACTCCAGATATTGGACTCGTTGAAGTACAATGTAGCTTCGGCCGTCGTCTCTGTACAGCTGGAGATCTCCATGGTCGCCAACTGTTGCCAACTGCCGTGCTTAACAACTACCTCTATTTTCTCGATCGCACGAATAGCACTCGTTCCGGCATCGTACAGATTGAGCACATCCGGATAATCGAGCGCACGTCTGTTCTTGTCCGTAAGCGGTATGCTTATCGGAAGTGACATAGAACTGGCCTGTGAGAATATCGGACTTGTGGTCTCGATATTTAGTTCTATATCAAGCGGCAAATCTAATTGCGCGTTGTTCGATTGGATAATTATTTTCATAATTTACCTTTCTTCTCGAGGTTTTCCATTTTACTCTTGATCTCTTTGAACTCTTGGTAGTTAATTTCGGCGTGGATCTTTTCCGTTCTGAGTAGCTGGATCTCATCTCTCAGTTCTGCCAGCGTCTCTGTCAGTTCGCCTGTAGATGGCGCTTCAGACGTGTAGCCTCCATCGGCGAATCCATGTTCACCGGTGCGGCCATGCTTGCGGCTCTGACGTACACCCTCGATAGAGCGTACCATGGAAACTACAGCCGGGTTCTTCAGCTCTGCCTGGCTTACGACGTACTCACCTTTATGTACGACACCTGCCGGTTCATGTACGCCACCATCGCCGGTGTAGCCTCCGTCACTGTAGCCTTGGCCACCGGGTTTGTATTCGTCCCGGATAGAGGTGGTCGATACGGATGCGGTGCTGTCATTGATGCCTGCAGATGATCCTCCGGAAGACTCGAGTGTCTGATTCTTGATCGCGTCACGCTGTGCGATGATGTTCGCCTGTTGGATACCGGCGGTTGCCAATAAGGCTGCCGTCAGGATAGCTGCCATGATCGGACCGGCGATAGGTCCTAACTGCATGGAGGTTGACCATGCCGTCGCGATACCCATTGCCGTGTTTACCCATAAGGACGCTGACTGAATGGCCGCAGCGGCATCAGCCTGTTTCTTTTTCAGGTCCAACTCTTTCTGTGCGTATTCCTGCTCGATACGCTCTTTCTCTTCAGCATTGTCACCTACTGCAGCTAACTCTTTCTGTTTCGCTGCCTCGAGTTGGTTTGCTTCCATCTCGAATATCTGCTGCGTGATCTGCGAGGCTGCACTAAGCACCTGGCTCATCACACTGCCGATCATCTGCACATGTGCATTCACTTTGTCTATCGTAGATATTCCTTCGGCGGCAATCTGGTCCTGAAACTTAGTTATGGCATCCATAGCATTAGCCATGTCTCCCATAAGTTTGCCTCCTAACGTGTCACCTAATGCATCGGCTGTCTCTGAAAATATATCGCGCAACTCACTGGTGAACTCTCTCGCCTCAGACAATCGATCCTGCAGCGTCTGATTGAGTGATCTTGTAGCTTCGGCTACGGCCTCAGTCGCTTCTTTTACGACCTCTTCGTCTAAGTTTTCCACGGCTTTAGCATAGATAGTTTCTATACCTAACCGCAACTTTGCGTATGTCTCGGTAATCTGTTGACGCTTAACATTATATTGCGTTTCACTAATTAGACCAAGACTGTACTTCTTTTCTAATGTCGCTAATTCCTGTTCTTCATCCAGTTTGAGCGCCTTCAAGGATTCTTGACGTGATTTTTTTGCATCTTTCGCAATCTCAGCTCGCGCTTTCTTCTCTGCCTTGGCGGCATCCTCCTGATTCCTGATCTGGTTATCAGCTATCTTTTTATCAATCTCAGTAGTATCCATGCCATACTGAACCATCAACGCCTTCAGCTTATCAAGATGCTGCGTCTGAAGTTCCCGTGCACGTTCATCAGCTTCCTCCTGAGTTATTTCGCGATCTAGCAACGCTTGTTTGTTTGCACGCAAACTGTCATCCAACCATTGCCGCAGATCTTTCTCCATCTTGGAGTAGTTATCCTTATTGAGCGCCATCTGTGCCTGTGCGGCCTTGATCTGTAAATCCGCTGTTTCTCTATTGTGCTCACGAGCGAAATTCAGTTCTTCTTCTGATTGTTCTTTGGCTAATTCTAATTGTTTACGCTTGCTTTCCTCTTGAGTGTATATTCCTTCGGCCTCTTTCTTAATGATAATCGCTTTACGCTTAGCATATGATTCTTGCAATGTCTTGAGTTGTTCTTTATATGCTTTATCGTCAATTTCAGCTTGCTCATTTGCGGCTTTAGTAGCCTCTTCGGCTGCTTTTTTATCGGCCTCTTCCTGTTTCGCCTGAATTTTCACAATATATGCATTACGCTTTTCAAGTAATTCATTTATGTAACTGGAGTTATCGGAGGTAACAGAAAAGATAGTTTTGAAGGATTTCATTGCGCCGATCTGCTGATCTAATTTGGCAACAGCTTCGGTCATTCCTTCGATACTTTCTGCGTAATCTATAGCTGCTTGCTGGTCGGATTCTTTTTGTTGAAGTTTTTCAATAGTGTCCATGGTGTCATTGATCTGCTGATCAATATCCTTCAGACGGGATGCTACAAATTCTTCTTTCGTTCCTACTCTCTTATAAAATTTTTCAAGATAATTATAGAAGGACGCATTAATATTATTTAAACGCTTAGCTTTTTCTTCAGCTTCATCATATGCTTTTTCGGCCTCTTTGATGGTATCGATTCTTGCTTTTTCAAGGTCTTGAATATGCTCATTATATGCCTGTTCTTCGCCTTTTGTCAGCATCAGTTCACGGCGGATTTTATATTGTTCATTCTCAATAGATAAGATAGCCGATAGCTGCTCGTTTGTGACTTTTTCTTTATCAAGATTTGATAAGAACGAAGGGTATTGCTCCTGTAATTTTTTTATCAAACCGGCACGCCTTTCTTCGTTATCGTTTGTTTTTGTAATGGCGCCGATAAGAGCGTTCAATGTTGTATTCTCGCTATCCATATCGGCCACACTCTCTTTGCGCAACTCTTCTGTACGTTCACGAAGTTTCTGAGCGCGCTTTTCTTCTTCGCTGGCCTCATGAGATCTACGGAACCAACGAAGTAATGCTGTTACGGCACCAGCTATTCCCATTGCAATCAATCCCCATGGAGATTTTAAGAGGCTTTTCACAAGTGCATCGTTTGCCTTTTTTGCCAGTATCATGGCCTTTTCGTAGGTGAACATGGCTGTAGCTTGTGCCTTGAGTGCGGCAAAGTCTATTTTACGCCATGCTGTAATAGCCTTTCCGGCTGCTAGATAAGACACTAGTAATGTAATGATGGTTTTCACCAACTTGCCATGATTTTGCAACCATGATATAGCCACACGCAACCCGTTGATGATACCGGTAAAGAAATCTATTATAGACTTGAATATGCCTTTGCTGTTGTAGAACTGCAGCATCAATCCTTCCCATGCAGACTTCATCAATGTGATAGATCCCTCTACAGTATTCAACTTTGTTTCTTGCATGGCCGTAAGTTCATCACCTACATCGGTGATACTATCTCGAAGCGTAAGCATTGAATCAGCGCCATTCAGGAAAGTCTCAAAAGCAGCTACAGAGCGCTTATCCGTTAGCTCCAATGCCTCATTCAGCGAAACGCCTTCATCTTTCAGTTTCTGCAGTGCCGGTGCCAACTCATCCAGTGATGTAATCGGTTTGCCTAACGCTTTTGCCAGTTTACCATTCGCGTCTGCCAGATTGAGTAAGATATTACGTGTTGCGGTGGCTGCTGAAGATGCATCGAATCCACTGTTTGCCAGGGTACCTAATAATGCTGTTGTCTCCTCAATAGAGAAGCCGAATGCATTAGCAACAGGCGCGATAGTACTCATCGAGTTCTGCAGATAGGTGAAGTCCAATGCCGATTTGGTGGTGGCTACTGCCATCGCACTGACAACTCTTTCCGTTTCACTTGCATCAAGATGAAATGCACGCAAGGCAGAGCCAGCCAACTGTGCAGCAGAAGGAATATCTGACCCTGTAGCTGTCGCAAATCGCAAGATGTACTCAGTAGATTGCATTATTTCTTGTGCAGTAAAACCAAGTTTTGCCAATTCGGTCTGCATCATCGTAACCTGCGATGCACTATATTCCGTTATCGCTCCCAAACGCTTCGCATCTTCAGTTAAATCCTGCACACCATCCTGCGTGGTACCTAGAACTGCAGCTAATGATGCATTAGCGGATTCAAAATTCACAATAGCTCCTATGCCATTTTTAATCACACCAATACCATATTGAATACCTTTGGCACCAAGCAAGCCGAGTATATTTCCTTTTGCAGTATTCAGGATCGAATCCATTTTGCTCGTCTTTTCTCCTAAATCCTTCATAGCCTGCTTCGTTTCATTCAGTTCATTCCGCAGTTTATTATAGGTTTCCGGAGATGCAGAACGGCTGGTTAAATCCAATTGGCGCTGTAATTGTGCGGCACGCTGACGAAGCTGCTGCATCGTCAGATCGCTTGTTTTGAGGGATGAGGTAAGCTGACCGATTTTATTGGTATTTCGGTCTATAATATTTTGATTACGATTATACTCTTTATCAAGGTCTGCAATAGCGCCCTTATTGTCATTGATAGCTGCAAGCAAACGTCGATATTCTTCGGTGTTTTGCTTGCCGGCTTTCTCTAACTTAGCCAAACGCTTCTGCTGTTTTTCCAATTCGGAATTAGCAGACTTTAGTTTCTGACTTAGAGACTCATTACGTTTTTCTAATTTAGCAATCTCTGCATTGAGCGAGTTGATCTCGCCTTGGGCGCCATGAGCCTCAATGTCAATAATAAATCGTAATTGATCGTCTGTTAACTTTGCCATTTTAGTATAAAATGTAAGATTTTTTGCACTTTTTTGTCAATATATTTGCATATATCGGAAATTTTTTGTACCTTTGCGGAAAATTAAGAGATATGATACTTTGGTTACTGATCATAGGAGCAATTATCTGGACGATAGATCTCACATGGAGAATGTATCGGGTATCGCATTCTGTTGGTAACGCATTTGTTGTTTTCATTGTTTGCCTTGTCGCGACACCATTAGTTCCATATCTCATAGTTGGCAAAGATCACCTCTATAACTAAAAACTTTCTGCAAAGGTACTACTTTTTTGCCACATGGCAAAAGACACATATTTACACACAAAAAAGCACCTCGTTTCCTGACGAAGTGCTTTCTTTTTCGGACCATTTACGATCCATTCCTAGACAATACTCGTACGCATTACGTTCGCATTACGGACGTGCGTGTAGGATCACTTGGGTATAGACGCCTGTTCCTTCTCGTACCGTTGCATGTACGCTGTGTGCAGATCATCCATGAACCGGTACACTTGAGATAGCGTCTCGACTACTACGGTCATCTTCCGGCGCTGCTCTCTCTCGACGTGGGGCATGATCTCAGCACATGATACCAGCGCCTCATTCAGACAGTTCCGGTTGAAGATGATCGGACGGTTTTCCTCCTGCATGCCGGGGCCGAAGAAATTATCAAATACAAATTCGTGTTCCATAGTGCCCTCCCTTCAGTTCATAAGGTTAATACACAGTACCTGATTGCCACAGATCGCGGTAATGGACCGATAGTCGTCATCCATGACCAGCGTGGCCTGTACTTCACTTTCTTTCACTTCACCGAATAACTTGGTGATCACTTTGAGTTGATCTTTCACAGCTTGCAGCGTGACATTCTTCTTGATCTCACACATAATGCATTTAGTTTTTGACAGTAAATAATAAAAATCGGATACTACCCGCTGTCTAAAGTCCTAAATGCAAGGCCCGAGTGGCTATTACGACCAACTCACGGGGTATCCGATTCTACATTTCCTTGGGATAACCGGTATCAAAAAAGCCGCTCACTTGCGGCAACTCATCCGGTCGCCCTGCATTATTTTAACTTTAGACGATGCAAAGGTACTGCTTTTTTTTGAATTGACCAAATTTTTTGACAAAAAAATGCACTTTTCTGCCATTTTTTGTAAGAAAGCGGCGTTTTTTGTTCCAAAAAGTGCGATTTTCGTGCTATCTAACCTCTGCGTAAGGTCAGCGTAACCTCTGCTAAAAAAAGAAGAGAGGACCGAATGATCCTCCCTTCCCCAAAAAACACACTTATGCAGTAGCCCCTGTTGCAGGGTTTTCTTTACGTGGGTGTCTGCGTCTGAGCAGCGGCCGGTGCGTAAACCAGCATCGGCTCCGGACAATCTGCACCGCTCAGGGTGAAGTTGATTCCGGCGGTACCGCCATCCTGTGCGCCGATGCTCTGGTACTGGAAGGTCATACCTCCGGTACACGGATTAGCAAAGAGGAACTTCGTGCCATCAGAGCAGCGCTCTACGATAGCGATCACCTCTTTACCTTGGTTCTCGTACGCCATCTGCAGGGTGTGCTCATCGACACCCTCTACGATACCGGTGATCTCAGCCTTACCATCCGTCGGAGCCTCACCGGCGTTCACAACCGGTACGATCGTGCCCGGTTTGCACTCGAGTACGAGCGTGTGGTCAGCAACGGTATCCGGAGACGTGAGCTCCAGATAAGGCACCTGACTCGCGAGTTTGGCACCGGTCTTAGCTGCCCAGAGTGCAGCCAGAGCTGCCCAATCGACGATTGCGGCCTCGATCAAAGTGATGATGAAGCTGTACTTGGTGGATTTCGACTTAGCGTCAACGTCCTTACGTTTGATGTTCTTAACCATAATCGTATGTGGATTTTAATGTTTAACAAAATCGGGCGGCGGAGGGCAACAACAAGAACGCTGCCGCTCCGCTTAGCCCATTACCTTACGCTGTCGTCACGTAGCGATCCAGCTCGAGCAGCTTACCGGTCGGACGCGTGAAGGTAACCTCTTGACCGTCGATGGTCTCGGTTACATCCTCCAGTTCCGGATAAACCTCGATGTAGTCGCCTGCAGCTACAGCGGTGAAGTCGGATTTGATCTTCGAGAACGCACCCGACTTGTTTACCTTCACGCCAGCGGCCTTAGCATACAGCGTATAAACGCGGTCTGCCAGTACACCGTTAACGGTGGTAACAGCGGTGTCACCGGTCAGGAAGAACATGGTGTTACCGCTCAGATCGAGCGTTGTAGCCAATGCTTTCTCCGTGGTCGGAGTGTTCACGTAGATGAACTGATGCGCGAAGTTGGACTCCACAAGAGCTGCTTGCGTCGGATACTTCGCACCTGCCTTAATGACATGAGCACCTTGTTTCCAGCGGCTCTTAACGGCTACGCCTTCGAACTCCGTGGTGAAGTCGAAGTTCAGCATCTCACCCGGCTTATCCTCGAGCAATTCGATATTGCCCGGCTCGGATGCCAGCATCATGTAGTCGGTCAGACCCATGTTCGGTACCCAGATGATAGAAGCCGGATCCAGATCCACGAGCTGAGCGCTTGCGCCGGTGAAATCTGCGTCCTTACCGTATTTCTCGCGGTAAGCGCGGATGTACCAGCGTTGGTGACGCTTGTTCAAGTAGATCTTCAGATCATCAAGGCTGCCGTGTTTCTCCACTACAGCGTCAGCGAATGCCTCTACGGTGTCGAGCATCGTATCTGCATCGTAAGCGCCGATCTCCCAGAACGGAAGTACGCGGTACTGGTGGATAGCGCGGATGACAGCGCGGAGGGCGCCATCTGCAGCAAAGTTAGCCGGGTTGGCCTTTACGTTCTGCTGAGGAACGCGTACGCCAATCACGTCACGGCGGTTCTGCTCCTTGATCAGTTGCTCGCCATAATGAACGAGTACCCACTCAATGAACGTCCACTTGATGATAGCGGAGCCTTCGTTCTTGTTCATCCAACCGATGTACTCCTTCTCGAGTTTCACCAGGTCGGTGAAGTTGAACTTAAACATCAGGTCATCCACTTTGTACTTGTCGGCCTGGAACTCCATGCCGCCCTTGAAGATACGACCTTCACGGTAGCCTTGCGACAGCTCGCCGATGATAGCGTTGATCGCTACCTCGCCATTCTGTACGTTCGAGTGAACCGGGAAAATCGAACCACGTACGCTCGGGATCGACTTAAAGAACGCGATGATCGCGTCGGTACGACGTACCAGGTACTCGCCCAACTCTGCAGTAGGCGGTGCCATGTTGATCACGCCTTCACCGGAAGCCAATGCCTCCATGGTGAGGTTAGCCAGCATACCGGCCTCACGCAACTGCGCGTAACGGTTGGATACGATCTGACTCAAGGTCAGGAAGTCGTGACGCGCTGCCTCTACGTCAGCGGAGCGGTGGCTGCCGGTAATAACCGTAGCGCCGGTCAACTGGTTGTAGGGTTTGGAGCGGTCGTACAACTCGTGCTCAATGCCGAAGAGGTGCGTAGCGGTGTGTGCGCCTCCGAAGAGGTTTACACGCTTCATGGTAGCCACAGCTGCCGGTTTCTTGGGTTCTGGCTGATGTGCCATCTGCGCGGCCTGTTGGCGTGCAGCCTGTGCAGCCTGTGCGGCTTGCTGTGCTGCAGCGGCGGGTTCCTGAGCTACCTGAGCAGGATCCACACCCAGCATATCAGCGATAGCTGCGCGCTCTTCATCGCTCAGTTCGGTCTGATGAGCCTCCGGTTCCGGATCCGGGTCGGGGTCAGCGTCCTCTCCGGCTTCCTTGTCTTCAGCCAGCGTTTTACCGTGGGCTGTCTTGTAAGCCTCTTCGATTTGCTTCCACTCTTCCGCGGAGATGTTACCGGCTGCTACTTTTTCGCGGCTAAAGCCCATTGCTTTGAGGATAGCCGCAACGTTTTTTTGCCATTTCTTCATTGCGAAAAAAAGTTAAAGGATTAGTACTATAGTAACTTGTGACGGATTTACTCCATAGCGTTGGCGATATCCTTTCGCTCCGTACTGATGCTGTTGATAGAAGCTACAGCCGTCTCGAAATTACCGATCTCGTCAACCAGTCCGGCCTTGATGGCGTCTTCAGCATAAAACATCTTACCGGATAATACACCATCGACAGATTCGTCCACCGGTCGGTGCTCACGTACTATGCTCTGGAAGTTAACAGCCAGCGGGGTCAGTACCTCGTCGATCATGGTCTGTGTCTTTCCGTCGATAGCATCTCGATAGGACTTGTTTTTGTCAGCACTCTCCGGTGGATAAATCTCGATGATCTTGATGCCCTGTTTCTTGTAGAATGGGCCATAATCAACGAGCTGTACCATAACGCCGATCGATCCGACGCTGCACATCTTATTGAGCGCGATGATGCGGTCACAGAGTGAGGCGGTGTACATACCGGCGCTGGCACACATGCCATCTACGACGGCTACTACAGGCTTGGTACGTTTCTTCAGCACCTCTTCGATATGGATCAGCGATTGCGTGGTACCACCCGGCGTGTTGAAGACCAGGATAGCACCGTCGATATCCGGACTCTGCATCGCGTACTCCAGGAGTGCGGCGATATCATCCATACCCGGAACGATCCACTCGAGATCTTCCATGCTGAAGTTGAAGTGCGCGTACTTCATCATCATACCGGTGACGCTGATGATGGCGATACGCTCGGCATAGTATCCCGAATTATTGAAGACGTTGCAGATATTGCCGTCGTTCTGGGCGCGTTGAACGGCTTGGAGCTCCGGATAACCGGAGGCCGGACGTTGCGCCTCGTGCAGGACGGCTTCCATCTCTGCGGTTCCTGCCTGTACCATCGCTAAGGACGATGTACGAAGCTCGTTGATGATCTGATTATTCATAATTATACCTCTTGTTTCGTTTTTAGTGTAAGCGTGTCATTCGTGTCGGTACCTTCCAACTCCATGACAGCCGGGTACCGGAGTGATCCTATTGTGCGCGTATATCCATCTATAGTATATATGCGCGCTACCCAATACTTGAACTTTGATTTGCGGAGGCCGGCGGTAATGCTGTTATCCTCGAAGGTGAACGTGATATCCTCTTCCAGCAGCTTCCCGCCATCCGTATTCTTCTCGCTACGGTTGAACTGTGCGCGGCCACGGCTACGGAGCGTCACGATCTTGCTGTCATCACTCGCAAGGAAGTTCGTCTCTGTGCATGCCGTCACATACTTAGCCGGGCACATAACGATTGTACTACATATTTGTTCGGACGTCCACATTGATACCTTTCGAAATTTTGTGCAAAGGTACAACAAATTTTCGAAACATCAAAAGACACACTTTTTGCCCGTAAAATCCTGTCTTTTGCCATGTAAAAAAAAAGCAGTACCTTTGCACCTGTTATGGAGAAATACAGTATTGCTGAACGGCAGGCGATCAAGGATCGGCTGGCCGATGAATCGCACTTCGAGCGCGACCGGGAATTGTTCTCGCAACTCTTCCCGCATCATCCGATGCTTTCTGAGTTAGCGCGTGCTAACCGAGTGAATAAACCGAGCCTGTGCCGGCGAATGATCTATCAGATGCTGCTGAAGGTGGATGAAGCGGCTATCCTGGAGTGGCGTGAGAGTAGCTCGAGAGTGGCTGCTGTCGATAACGCGACCATCACGGGATCATCTCGTAACGTCACCGTAGGATCCGTACAGGCTCCCGCTGAACCTGCTAAGCCGGTGGAAAAGAAAAACCTGAAGGCAGAAGAGTTCCCCCGGATCGATTGGACCAATAATGAGTCTGAAGACATCCAGCTGGCGATCCTTCTGTACGATGAACGCGTAAATACCTGGCATAAGATCTGTGCCTTACGCGCTGAAGTGGACCAATATCCGGAGAAAGCGCTAGCGATCGCGGATCTCGATGATCGTAACAGGATGGCGCATCATGAGCTGGAGGTATTTCAGGATACCGGTGTATTCCCCTGTAAGCATCCGCTGGCGGTGAAGTTCACAGCTGAACGCAAGAAACTCAGCGAATGGCGTGCGCTCAAGGCAAAAGATCCGAAAACCTTTATGAAACTGGTAGCGAACCTGCAGCATAACATTACGCGATATCGCTCCCAGCTGAAGAAGGATAAACTGACCAAGGAGAGACGCGAGGCGATCGAGCGTAATCTGGCGAACTCGGAGCGGTTAAATGAACTGATGCAGCGGGTGGTTCGGGAATGAAAATGACTACTGCCATACAGAGGATGCGGTTAGCTCGTCAGGCGCATCAGGACTTCGGTCTGATGTTCTATGCGAGTAAGGAACCTTTCGGCCTCCGGAAAATTGAGCGGTGTACGCTTCGGTCGCGGCCGGTGGATGCTAATGGGGAAAAGAAGACGACCGGTCGTAAGTTCGAAATGACCGATCGGTTCCTGTATATAACCGATCTGAGTACCGGAGAGGCGAAACAATGCCGCAAGCGACTCATTAAAAAAGTACGCTTCGGAAACGATTGGTATGATGTAACACTTGAATAATACATATCCCTATGAAAAAAGAAAAAACAGTGAGCACCTCGGGTGCTGAGACTCATTTCCTCGGTGATGGTATCGGCTATACGCGCGCCAAGAAAGGCGATGTCGTCATGTTTACCATCGACGGCTTGAGCGATGATGAGCAGGAGCGGTTAGACGGCTACCGGCGTCTGTATCGACCTTATACCGGCGAAAACGTGTGTGTGACCGTCGGTGGATATCATATCCCTATCTGGGGTGATCTGCATAACTTGTATCCGCAAGAAGTGGATGCATTGATCCGTGAGAATAAGCTGCTGCCGGGTATCCTGCGTAAACAGGAGGATTTCCTGTATGGTCATGGTCCGTACTTGTACCAGGAGCAGATCGTGGATGGTAAGAAGATCCGCGTACCAATAGAGGATGAGCAGATCCAGAACTGGCTCGATAGCTGGGAACAGTACGGCGTCGATAGCTATGAGGATTACCTGCGTCAGCTGATCACCGATTACTACCGGGTGCGTACATGTGTCACGCAGTACCATTTCGCGAAAGGACGCGTCATACCGTCGATGCAGCGCGGATCTATTCTAGCTCTTAGCTATGTCGGTGCTGATGAGGCACGCCTGGCGATGGAAGAGAATCCTATCCATAAGCGCGTAAAGCAGAGCGATTGTGCGTACGTGGCCGTGGGTGATTGGATGTTACGCTGTACCGGCTACGATTTTGAGATCTACAACCGGCTGGATCCGGCTAATCCGTTCAAGTACCCGAATGCGATCGCGTTTAACAGCTCGAAGTCATTTGGCAAATGGGTGTACGCTTATAATGAGTGGTTCGCCGGTCTTCGTGAGTGGGTGAAGGCTTCCAACCTTACGCCTCGCTATCTGAATAGCTATCTGAAGAATGCCCTCAATGCACATGTGCATGTGAAGATCCCGCAAGCGTGGATCGTAGCGCATACAGATATCCTGAAAAGCATGTGTGCTCAGAATCTCTCATCTAATGAGCAGAAATGGGTATGTGAGTACCGCGGTGTGAAACTGGTGGATCTGGAAAAGAAGCTACCCTATAACTTCAGTCAGAATATGGTAGATGATCTCATCGCCAATGAGCTGGAGAAGATCACCTCACTCTTATCCGGTGAAGGTAAGAACCAGGGAAAACTGTACGCTACTACCAAAGTGGGTCAGGAAGGCTGGGAATTTACGGAGTTCCCGTCTAAGTTCAAGGATTACTTCGATAGCGTAATCAGCTACGATAAGCGTGCGGATCAAGTCACATTGGCCGGTATTGGTATCAACTCCAGTATTACGAATGTGGAGAATGATGGTGTGATATCCAAATCAGGTGCCGATGTGTACTATAACTACGTGGTGTATCTGAATGCACTATCCTATCCGGAGAAATTCGTTTGTAAGGAGATCAATCGGGCCATACAACTCAACTTCCCGCACGCCGTGGAACAAAATATAAAGCTCGGTTTCCGCATCGAAGTACCGGTGAAACAGCAGGACACTACGCCGTCGGATCGTATCACCGAAAAGCAGCCGGTAGGATGAGCATTTAGGCAAAAAGACGCTATTTTATAAAAAATTTGTGTTTGTAAAAATTTTTCGATTTTTCCACTCCTACACTCCCACACTCCCACAAAACAGGGTGGCAAAAATCGTAAAACGCTTATTTACAGCGATTTTGCAAAAATGATTTTTGTAGGAGTAGCCGAAAATCAATCCTACACTGTGGGAGGAGTCACTCCCACAACTCCTACAGCGTCAAAAAAAGCTACTCCCACAAACTCCCACAGATTCACACGGACTCCTACAAAAAAACAGAAAGCAAATAATCACGCTATTCTTATATATATTATATTGAAAATGAATATATTATATAATAAATATACAATGCTGTCGCAAGTGCCGAAAGTGCATTTTGTGGGAGTGTGGGAGTGTAGGAGTGGATTTTTCAAAATTTTTTTCAAAAAAATTCGCATGTTTTTGGCTCGCGGGCGCATGTGCGTTCATATGATATGAGCGTGTGCGCGTGCGCGCGAAAATGAACGTGGAACAATACAAAAGACGAACGAACCGGCCATTGTGGCCATAAATGAACCATAAAAAGACAAATCTTTGCGCAAAAATACGAAATTTCGGTATGCTGTGGCCACGTGCAAAATGCTTAAAAGCCGATATATCAGGCTCTTGGGGTCTCAGAGAAAAAAAATAATTCATGTGTGTCTGTTAGCGAAGTCCGCGCACGCTGGTTCGCTTTCGTGGACTTCACGATTTTGAAAATAGCGGATATATGATTTTGCCCAGATATTAACAGGTTATTAACAATTTCAACAAAATGGCGACTAACATCGAGCAAATACGAAATTTGGATCCTAAAACCGTAAGTACCATCGTACAGACCAAAGGTCAGCAGCTGGGGAATGCCTCTCCGGAGATGGCAGAGTATATTCTGCAACTCACGCGCGCTTACGAGATCTTCACCGGCTCCGAATCGGATGGTACCATCATGGGCGCTGCGCAGAAGCTGCAGAATGAGTTCCCTCAGATCAGCATCCGTACTGCCAGGCGCCGTGTATCCGAAAGCATCTCCTATGTACACTCTCAGATGGATAACTGTCCGGAAGAGTGGCTGGAGTTCTATGCCGATAAGATGGATCATCTGGCTAACATGTGCGAGAAGAATGGAGAACTGGAGGCGGCGCGCCGCTCCTATGAAATAGCTTGTGAGTACCGTACGAAAGCAGCTGAAGGTAGAGTGGATCCGGAGCGTACGAAATACAGACGGATGTTAGTATCTCCGGATGTACAGGCGGCACGCCTTGGCTTAGGCGGTACAGGTATGCGTGAACTGCTTGCACGCGGTAAGCAGCTCATAGAGGAATCAGGACTGTCGAATAAGGATAAGGAGCGGGTACTGCAGGAACTGGAACTGGAGACCGGAATAGAAGATATTGATTATGAAGAAACGGGTGATCAATAGTGAGCACTTTGATGAGCAGTACTATTCTGCAGTACAGACGCTGGCACTACTGGCCGATACGCAGGATATGTATTTTGAGTTGGGACGTGGATCCGGTAAGACGACTCACATCCTTGGTCCGCGTATAGACCGTGTGCAGAACTCCATGCCAGGATCTGTACAGGTGTTTCTGGCATCTACCTATAAAGCTATCTTCGAGAACCTGGTACCCGGTATCATGGAGTTCTTTGCCGATCATTATGAAGAGGATATGTATTATTGCATCGGCAAACGGCCACCGGTACACTTCCGGCCATGTCGTACACTCATTACAGACTGGAAGAATACGATATCGTTTGTGAACGGCACGGTCATTCAGTTTGTGAGCTGTGAGCGTCCGGAGCGTGCTAACGGTAAGAATATAGCACACCTGTACATGGATGAGATGCTGCATATAAAGCAGCGTGTAGTGGATGAGAATGTACGACCGGCAATGCGTTCCAAATCGACCTATTATTACGACTCACCCTATTTTATGGGCACTACCGGTACTACATCTACACCCAATATCGAAACAGACCAGGACTGGTTCCTGAAGTACGAAAGCAAAGTGGATCCGGAAAAGATCCGTACGATTCAGTCTATTGCGCTCGAGCTGGATCACCGGTACTACCTGTTAGAGAATGCACAGCTGCATAATGATGAGGCGGCGGTGCGTAAACTGACCAATTACTGCAGGCGTGTAGAAGCGATGCTTACTCAGCTACGGCGTGGTACGATCTATTATCTGAGGGCATCATCATTCAGTAATATCAAGATCCTCGGTACTGACTACATCCTAAAGCAGATGGAAGGTACACTGGATAAGGCATCGCTAAACACCTCCATCTTTGCCGTTAGGGAAAATCGCGTCAAAGATATGTTCTTCGGTAACTTCGGACTCCGGTATATCGAATCAGATACCTATAAACTGGATCGTATCGAATCGCTGTCGATAGGTGAAGAGGCGAACTTCACCTGTGCGGATATGCGAAACTGCAATCTGGATGCACCGTTGTATATCGGCTACGATCCGGGACCGTTCACCTCTATGGTCATCGGTCAGTACAATGAAGATCGTACCGTATTCCATGTGCTCAAGGATGTCTATACATGGTGGCCTGAGCAGCAGCCTCAATTGGCGTACTTATTCCAGAGCTTCTTTGCACCGATGCGGAATAGGCAGATTTTTCTGCATTACGACCGTGCCGGCAACCAGCGAGATCCACAGTGGAAGAAATATAAACAGGCTTTTGGTGATGAATCGGATACCGATGCGCAGACCTTGCGTATGGAACTCGAGCAGCGTGGATGGAATGTGGATCTGATGTCATTAGGTCAACCTACCATCTATTATAAGCAGCACCTTCACCTACTCTCACGATTATTCTCCGGAAAAGATGACTACCAAGTGCATGGTATGCCGGTGATCAAGATCCGGATAGATGAGAATGAGTGTGAAGCCCTGATATCATCTATTTACAATTCTCCGCTGAAGCGTACCGGCGGTGAAGTGGAGTTGGATAAGTCATCGGAGAAAAAGCCATTTGAAGAGCAGGCGTTTGGATCTACACAGATTGCTTCAGCACTCATGTACCTCTTATGGGGTGAGTTCTCAAAAAAATACCTCAATGTGGCCGACCATCACGATCTCTCAGGATCCTATGCAGGATTCACCACTACCAGATAGCGAAACAGCCCGTCTCACGACGAGCTGTTTTCTTAATTACTTAACCTTAAATCTAATACCATGAAAAACATTTGCTAGCAGACTTTAAGCCGTCTGCCAGGGCTTTATTTTAATGATCGAGCGATGCGGATTTGAATGCACCGTTTAATTCGAAGGCCGTTTGCAGCTGTTTCAGGATCTCCTGGCGTGCAGCGTCGCTTATTCCCATCCGGAGGCGTGTGCGTACACTGTCATCCCTGCCAAAGAAGACTCCCCATGTAGGCCGGTTATACACCATCGCGTGCGGACCTTTGTGAGCACCTAATTTCTTCATATCCGCGAAACGGAGGTGCTTATCCACCGGCATCACAATGCGATAGTGACCGTTGGATCCGACTACACCATCCTGACGGCCGGCCACTCCGCTTACCAGATCTTCCCATTTGAATCCGGATGCAAGAATGGCATCTCGAGCAGTATTCAGACGCTCAATCTGGGCACGACGTAACTTATCAAGTCCCCACTGAATCGTCTGAACGACCATCTCATGTTTTACGACTCCTTCTGTAACCATTGATCACATGCGCGATAGATCCGCTCGGCCATCTGACGGATAGCGCCTTGGCGTTGCGGCGTTAACAGATCCATGATACCGGCATCATGTACCCACGTGATACCTACCTCTTTGATCGTCTCTGCATCACAATCATTTAGTGCATCGGCCATCAGACTGATTACACCCTTCATAATGATGCTTTGGCTGTCACCGGCTATCCGGATAAGACCGTCCGGGCCGAAACTGACCTTAAATACGGTACGACTGATACAGCCGGCTATCAGATGATCCGGTCCTAACATGGTAGGATAAAAATCCTGACCTACCATCGTCAGATACTCCATGATACCGTGCTTATCGCCGGCGCTCTTCAGACCTTCTACAATAATGGCCTGTTGGTTAATCAATTGCTGCTTATTCATAATCACTGGCTATAAAGGTAAAGAATGCGGTATAGCCGATAAGACCATTAAGGGTTTTCGCATCCAAAAATCGAATCTCAAAATCGCTCTCCAGGTGCATTCCGAGTAAGCACTCGGATTCAGCATCTGCAGATATCGCTTTGCAGATCTTCTTGAGCGTCTCCAGACACCGGTTCTGGGTGGCCAACTCACTCACTACATCCGTATTCGACCGGTTATAGTGCTCGCACACACTGACACCTATCGACATCTTTGAGCCATCATCCACTCCGGGACTGTAATCAATCCGGTCAGAATCCACCATCAGCAGCTGCTTGTTACTGTTGCGTAACTTCTGCAGCACGAAATCGGAATCACCGATGAAGACGAAATCACCGATCTTATCTATACGGCGATCACTCTCGTCGTTCATTACTTCAGCCTGGATCTGTGCTGCCTCTTTTTCATTAGCAGATTTGACATAGTTTTTCTTCAGCACCTCCAGCGGTACGAACTTCGCGAAATAGCGGTATAATTCAATTAGATCCATATAACTCAGTTTTTAGGATAAACGGGAAATGGTATTGATAGACAATCCGGTTTTCTTGACAATATCGGCTATCGACGTGCCTCCGGATTTGGCATCGGCAATACGATCCTTCAGCAGCTTGATCTGTGCATCGAAAAACTCGAGCAATCCCATATTACGTACATCTCGATGGCCGGCCGTTTCCAGTTCCAGGATGATCTCATGTACACCTAACGATATATGGTTCTCCGGTTTTTCCACTCCGGATGAAGTGGTATCAAAAAGCACACTGTAGGTATCATGTTCCTGGAAAAACAGAGCCACTCCGGTGAACCATACCGTCACAGCCAATAGCTCGACCGGAGTGGGCTCGGGTGCGTGGGCGTTCAACTCCACGCGCCATAATACGCGCGCCAGCTTATTCATATAATACAGCCGGTCCTCATCCGTGTTCTCTTCATCATTAACCATCGAAAGGATCTGCGTGGCATCGGCATAGATACCGGCTGTCAGATTGGTCTCTATCAGGCGTTCACGGATAAAATGCGGCTGTACACCTTTGCCCTTAAACAGCACAAACGGGCAATCGCGCATCTCGTAATTGATCCGGATCTTTTCCTCTTCGATACTGAAGGCAAAAGTAAGACATTCGGCTAAGCGGCGCAAGTTCTCGATCACTGTTTCATGTACGGTATTCTGCTTGGGGTCTGATAGTGCCCGGCGTGTCGATCTCGAGGGCGTGTAACCGGTGATCTCTATTAGCATGTACAACTGCCATTCAAACGGAGTCATCTCACCGGCCATTACTTTAGCTAACTGCCTGAATCCTTCGAGGCGTTGCTTTTTGCTTAACTCCATCCAGTCTTCAGGAAGGAGTAGATCCTTTCCGGATGTCTTTATCTGTTTCATGAGACTGCAAATTTATCACGCTCTGTCTGCCGGCGTGCAGATCCGTACGTAGCGGTATCCTGTACCTGCTTTTTCTGTACCTCTGCATCGACGGTCTTCCAATAAGCAGCTGCTTTCTCAGCAAACACACCGGCCACTTTCTCACGGATGGTGGTATCTGCCTGTGCAGCGTGGTTCTTACCCATCTCGTTATTGATATCTATCCGAATAGGCGATGGAAGTGCATGGAATGCGAGGCGGCTGCAGGCGCGTGCCATCACGTCATAGCAGATAGCTTGTTTCTGAAGAGTACTCAGCGTGTCAGACTCTTTCTGGCGGCTCAGGATACACTCACGATATACTTCACGTACCAGCCAGCCGGCATACAGAAGGAAGGTCGGATCGCTGACGCCGACAAAACGTTCAAAATCCTGAATCGACACCGGTAGATCTTCCATCTGTTTATGCTCATCGCTACCGGCCCAATCCGGGAACTCATTCGGATGATCATTCAGCAGCTTGATCAGGCGATTCAACCAGAACCAGGCATCGCTAATCAGCTGCTCTTCCAATTGATCCTGCTGATACTTGTAGATAGTGGTTTTATCGTCGCTCTTTGTGACCGTCACACCGTCGTTATCCACATTGGCGATCAGATAGATGATATGGTGATACAGCGCAAAGTGCAGAATGGCGCGCTGCAGATAATCCAGTGCCTCTTTTTGGATCTCGATATTCGGCTCTTCAGCAGCTGCCGGTTCCTCTGCCGGTTCTTCAGCCTGTTCCTGCTCTACTGCCTCTTCAGACGGTGCCTCCTCTGTTACTACCCCTTCCGGATCTGTTTCCTGCTCTTCAGGCTCTTCAGACGGTGCCTCCTCTGTTACTACCTCTTCCGGATCTGTTTCCTGCTCTTCAGTCTCCGGTTCCGGCGTTGGTTCCGGAATGGTACAGATGGCTTCGTAGGTCTTACTGCCTAACTTATCGCTCATCTCAGCACACACCTTCATGATGCTGCTCTCTATATTCTCGAACTCGAGTGCCTTGAAGGCCATACTCAATTTCGGCTTCATTTCCTCCTGGAAATTCTCACTGGTAAATGGATTGGTCATAACAGTCGTATTTATCATTTGCGAGTGCAAAGGTACTACTTTTTTGCCACATGGCAAAAGACACACTTTTGCACTATTTCTTCAGGCATCGGTTATAGTATCTCCGTACAGTATCACGATCCAAATGCACCTTCTTAGCGATATAGGCAAAACTCTTTCCGGTACTGCGCATTTTGCAGATCTGCTCCCTATACTTGTGCGGCTTCAGTAGCGTTTCGTTACTATACCTTCCGGATGGCCGTCCTAACTTCACACCTTCCGCTTTCTTGCGTGCCAAGGCGTCCTTTGTACGTTGACTAATCAGATTGCGCTCGATCTCTGAAGCCAGACCGAAAGCAAAAGCCAATACCTTACTCTGGATATCCTCACCTAATCGGTAATGATCCTTTATGGTCCACACTTTGCATTCCTTCAGCATACATAGATTCAGGATCTCCATAATCATAAACAGATTGCGGCCAAGTCTCGATAGCTCTGAGCAGATGATCACATCATCTTTCTCTACTCTCTCCAGCAGCTTTCCTAACTGCCGTTTGTGATAGTTCTTGGTACCGGATATCGTTTCCTCTATCCAGCCGTCAATGAGTATGCCGTTATTCTCGCAGTACCTCTCAATCTCAAAGCGCTGGTTCTCGACGGTCTGCTTATCGGAACTTACGCGCACGTAACCATATATCATAATGCAGTACTTTTAGCACAAAGGTACTGCATTTTTTCGAGATATCCAAATTATTCATCAAAAATGTGCTCATCCGACCGGCTCAACCGGCTTCAGCTGCTGAAGGGCATCGTGCATTTTCATTTTGATTGTCATACAGGCATCGATATCATCGACCATCTCTATGAACTCATGATTGCCTCCGGCCTGCCAGTTATTGCTACTCAGAAAAACACAGATATCATCATTCCTTCCGGGCATCTCCAGAACGGCCACTTTGGCGTGCATGGGAATGTTATAGATAGTCCATCCCATCCGGATCATCGCCTGGACCCAATTCTTTTTGCGCCGGTGGCCGCCTTCCATATAAACCGTGATATGACTAAAAATGCCTTCATCTACTGCCCGGTTTAATTTCACACCGGCCGCTTGCGGCATCTCGAAGGTGCAGCATGTCAGTTCTATGCCACCTCCCATCTCTTTCGCTTTCTCGATCACCTTATCGACTAGCGATATCCGTTTTCCAAACCAAAAATTCATATTACTCAAAATTTAATGATCAATCGTTATCCGGGCACAGTGTTCCGGGGTGATTTACGATATCCTCTATAGCACAATGACTACAGAGCGTGTGTTTGCGATCTATCCACCAGCAATTTCCGTAATCCGGATTAAAACAGGCGTGGTGATCATCGCATCCACAGATGCAGCACTTTCCAGGCACCGGCTTTTCATCGCTGAAGGTGATAGCGATGGAGATCTTATCGCTACTTTTCGGCGTGATGGTGATCACCAGCGGCATGTAAACAGCATCGTGCGTATTGATCAGGCGATAGATATTGTTTCGCTGTCGATATCTAAAATCCTGTACATAGCTGATGATCACCGACCGGATCTTCTCCAGTTCTTCTTTCTCATACTCCTGGCTCCGGTTAAACGGAAAATGTGCCAGGAACTCCAGCGCCCATAACGGCTTGCGCTTCGATAGTATTTCTGCAGTTATCCACATAGCTACACCTCCTGTATTGAGTAACACACTAAATAGCTATCTTCCAGGAGCATTTTATCAGCTTCGCGCTCAGCATATTTCTTACCTTTGAAGATAGTAGCATGTTCGCGATTTTCCGTACCATAAAAATCTCCCTTCAGACGGCTATGATAAACCTTCTTACCATCGGCCGTGTCGAATTGAATAATATACTGCTTTTCTTCCATACTTATTCCTGATTTAGCCATACAAAATCCTCCCTATATAGAATTTTCCCTAATTCCAGGATATACACCTCTTTGTCTTTAGGTGCTCCCCATTCCGGACGGCCATAACCTATCCGGATACCGGTACATTCTACGAGCATTGTCAGCGGACTTCCTTGGCCTTTGTGGAACCGGATAGCATCGTAATGCTTCAGTTCTACCTTCCGGCACCATTTACAGAGTCCTACATCAAATCCTTCCGGGCACTTATTATCGCACGTGTGTAGCCGATGCCAATAATAATCATTCATCTTCCGGTACTCTTCCTTTTTGCGACCGGATGCGATCTCGTCATACCATTGGTAGGTGAGTGACAGATCTAAGATCTTCATGTCTGCTCTCCTAAGATCCTCGAGCGTGATAGCTGCAGATTTAGCCACCTCTGCGATGCGGCTCATCTTTGCCTCGAACGGTTCTTGCTTATCCATATTCATTCCTCCTGTTTGTCAATTAAGAAGCTCTCTTCATCCGGACCAAGTTCGCATGCTGTAATGCGGGTAAAATTAAGCAGACAGAAATTGTCAGTTGCATTCTTAGCCTCAAAGCTAATAGTGCCTTGTCCCGGATTAAACTTAATACCTGGTACTTTTCCCTTCGGGCACTCTTTTTTCTTTACCAAATCAGCGTACTCGACTATCTGTGCATAGATGGAAAACATTCCACGACCAGTACACATCATATGATGAAAGCGGGTTTGGCACATATCCTTTATCGCTTTCTCAATCTTGGTGCCTTGCTGTGTGCCGGTGAACTCAATAAAATAGAGCACCTTGTTTATACTATACGGTACTGTCATACTCATTCCTCCTTTGGTAAATTCGGTTTTTTCCAATAGATTACTGCGCCTTTCCCGGAAAAAGAGCTCATGCAGGTATGCGATCGCCACGTGTTTCCGTTACGATGGCCTTCATAGACTGCTTTCTGCATCGGATATCCTGGAATAAATAGAACGGTCATTCCTTCATCCGGTAGTTCAAAATCGGTGCTTATCCAACCGTCTTTCAGTATGCCTCTTTCGCATAGCATGGTAAACATTGTTATGCCTGCACCTTTCTTGATTAGCCATTCTATAAGATCTGACGTACAATGGTACTTCATCACCTCATCGAGGCTAAGATCTTCCGGATCCTTCCGCTCGTCTTCATAACAGTAGAGTCCGGAGTAATCATTGATCTCTTCAGCACTCATCTGACCGACTTTTACCTGTAGCATCTCGCGTGTCATCAGCTTATCGAGCAGCTGCTCTTTTTCCCACGGCCATAGTGTGTCAACTTGCGCCAGGATATCCTGCATATCCGGAGTGCCATCGGGTTTCATTTCTTACCTCCTTTCTTCGGTAGTCTGTACTTCAGAATAAACTGGCCACCTTCCTCGAGTTCAAAGGTAATAGTAACATTAGCATTCGTCTTCCGGCCCTCTTCAGCCATCAGATCCTTCCATTCCGGAATAGTTTTTGCAATTCTCTCTGCCATAATCAATCCTCCCTAAAATGGTAATTCATCAAACTTTCCATACTTCAATGCCTGGAAGATATTTAACATGGAGCGGCCTATACTGTCCCTTAATCGACCCTCTCTATGCGCCTGTCTAATCGCTATAGCTTCCTCTTTTTCAATATAAAATCGCTCTAATCGGCCGTCATAATTCTGCATAGCGACTTCTTTCGTTCTCGGATCGTTTACCGTCATTCCAATACCGGTGTATAAAGATAGTTGCTCTGTCTTGACACATATTGATATATTAGAAATTACCTGAACTTCGAGAATGGTACATTCTATATCACGATATGGGTGATATAATTTAGCTCCTTTCCGGAGGCTGGTTTTATTTTTGAATGCCATAATCAATCCTCCTTTCTCTGATTTGCGTTTCTACTAAACAGGTACTGAACTAGCAGCGAATTGTACACATGCTGCGCATCGAGAAGAGTTTCTGCCATTCCGGATGTTCTAATTAGCTTGTGGCCGATGGCATTGCTTAGAGCTGTAAAAAACTCTGTCAGGTTTTCTTTCGTCACCTCGATATAGTAATCACATTCCTCGTCGGTCAGGAGTGTGTCGAGATGGCATGCGATTCGGAGCGTCATATCATCGACGGTCTCAACGAATTTTTGTTCTTCAGTCTTTTCCATAAGTGTGTTGTTTTTTTAGGGTTAGTTATTGTGTTTATTTAAACGGATCATCGTTCGGATCAATACCTTCGATCTCCGGTTCTTTGCTCTTTGCCGGTTCTGCCGGTGCTGCAGCTGCTGCAGGTTCGGTTTTCTCTTCAGTAGCGTTTACGATGCGCTCGAAGTCGATACCATTCAGCTGCTCACAAAGGATATCATACTTAAACATGTATGCGCTGGTAGAAGTGCTATGCTTTACCATCGTTCTCTTATCAGCATCCAGCGCCTCCCATGTGAAGCGTGTATTATCGATAGAACCGATATATGCGCTGTGACTCCGGAAATAGTTGGTAAGCGTCTGCTTACTCAGCGCATCCTTTCCGGATACATCTTTCGCGTATGCCCGATAGGCTGCCTCCAGCGGTATGTACAGGATCTTGCACCCTACACCCACTTCAGCGGTTTTCTCTTTCTTGTTACTGGTATATGTAAGTACATTGGATGTACACTCGTTAATCTTGAACTCTCGACCGGCAATGACAGTGCCGATACTCAGCTGCGTATTGAGGCTGTAGAAGAAATTACCGAGCTTGCTGGTAGTTGACATATTCTCCATCTGAGTGATGACCTTCGAAGTAGCCATCTCGTAGAAGTGCTTATGCTCCCATGGCAGACGGATATCGCATTGCTCTCCTACGAGACGACTAGTAGCCGATAAAATAGCTATGGACCGGATAACGCGCTCCAGACCGTCTTTATTAGTGGTCGATTCCCATGCGTCTTCTTTCATACGTGCTACCTCTTCATTGAAATAGCGTTTGAAATGACGCTCAAAGATCGGGCGCTGCCGAATGATATCGCATAGGATATTACCCATACCCAACTCTGCCTGTCTCTTCAGCTTTTCGAATAGCTCTGTCTCGATCTTATCGAATCCACCTTCTTTCTTGGGCACCTCGCAGATGATCACACGGTTACTAAGCGAACCATCATCCTGTTGCGGTGTATCCTGACCTAACAGGATAGGTGCTGCGTTCGTTTTACTGGTGTCTAAGCTCTTGTTAGCGATATCTTTTACCTTGGTACGACCTTTATCATCATATACGGCACTCTTCAGACCTTGGAACTTGATCTGCGATATACCGTTATCGTTATACTCTTCCATGATCACCGGCATGTTCCGGAAGTGCTCGAGCACGATAAAGAAGGCTGCATCAGATCCGCTGTTCAAGTTAAACACAGCTGCCTTACGTCGCATCCATAATCCCCGGATACCATACGCTAGCTCTGTCTTACCGGATCCGGATGGACCGGCGAAACACAATGCCGTGAAACTACCCACGATACTATAGATCAGATCGCGGAAACTGCAGGCGATCGCAAAGATCACTGCCCATTTGCCGTTTTCGTTCACCTGGAATACCTGATCCATTAACTTTGCCCAATCGGTGAACTCCATCCGGTCCTTATCTTGCGGCTCGAGATAAAATGCGTATTCATCCTGCTCATACGGATTATTTTCTTGACGGCCACCTAACCGGATACTCGAGGATGCAGGGCTGTAGAATCGCATATTATTCACTTCAGCTACACCCAGGTTATCGGTGTACTCCAGCTTCCATGCGCCATCGGAATCCGGATAATAGACGGCATTTGGTAGCATCATAAAACCTTCCGGCTGCCATCCGAATACGCGTGCCTCATAGCAATCGGTGAAATTATAGCTGAGAACCTGGCGGATCTTATCCCACTGTTGCGGGGTGCCGTTGAAGTTATACGCTCCGGATCCAAATAGCCTTTTCTTCATATCCTGCAGGCTAACGAATGCATCGGATGGCCACTCCACAAACTGACGGCCACCGTACATGTGGTTCAACCGGATGACGCGCTTACTGTGATCCGTGGCCGGGTCCACAAATAGCAGCGCCTCCATATAGAAGTCACTCACTACCGTATGGCCACCGCCTTTCTCATTCTTGAATACATACGCTACCGGGTGCGGATCCTCTCCGTCTTTCGGCTGGCTCAGCAGAGGAAAAAATCCGTACTGCTGATATTGCTTGTTCCAGATGTCATTATCTTGCACATACTCCGGCACATCGTACAGGTTATTTATCGTAGCTATCTTATCGCTCAGATTGGTACGCCTCCGTTCTGCCTCCCGGCGATCTTTCTTGTTACCAAGGATCTCATTCAGCAGTTTGTTGTAGCTGGATGCCGGTAGATTTAAGGATCTACGGAACTCGGCGCTATTCACCTCCCGGATGGTAGCGTCACTGTCTGCTATCACGCGCATGCACTGACGAATGATATCCGTACGCTCATCGCTCGGCGTGTTGGCGTCTTCGAGCGTATCCCGGTATCTCGAGAGGTACCACTCTGCAAATCCGGTGATGCGTTCTGTCTCTTTGCCGTCATCATCCTTCTCGATGATCATCACACGTACGCGCAAACCGTCACCATGGATGGACTTAACCACCTGCAGTGTCATCGGCTCCTGTTTGCCCTCGCTGTCGCCGGTTAGCTCTTCCTTCAGAATGGTAATCGACTCCCAGGCGCGTAGCTGCTGCACGGCATTCTTGTTAGTTCCTCCCACCCATAAGATAGTTGGCGCCTCATCGACATGCTTGAAGAAGTAATCTTTATTGAATGTCAGTATCAGATTCTTGCCATACAGCTTGCACAGATCTTCTGCGTCTTCAACGCCATACAGGCCGCCTTTCCAATCATCTTCAGCTATCCGGTTCTGATTAACGACGCTGCGCACATCTCCGGATTCGACCTGATAAGAGCATGCCAGGCTGAAGACAAGTTTTTTCCGGTAGATATCATTTGGCACACATGCAATCATCTTGGATATCTGCTCGACGTGCTTGGCCGTCTCTGCAGGATCATCTGTTTTAGGGAATATCTGACCAAGGTAATCTGGCCATGGCTTCGTGCGGTTGCCGATGATCATGGCTAACGATGTGTCTTCAGCTTTCTTCTTCTCGAGCGCTAACAGCCAGCTGTCCGGGTCCTCGCCTTGCGGCATCTGCACCACCTTCACTGTAAAACCGGCATTCAGCAGCAGCTTCATGCTCTTCAGAGTAGCAGCTCTGCCGGCATCATCACCGTCATACATCAGGATGGCCTCTTCACAGTAGCGTCTGAGCAGCTGCACCTGTTTCTCTCCGAAGGCGGTACCGCTGCCGGCCACCGTATTCCGGAATCCGCACATCCACATCCGGATGACATCGTTCTGGCCTTCTACGATATATACGCTTTTCTCATGCTGAATATCCTTGGATGCCTGGCGCAAACCGAATAACAGACTGTCCTTATGGAAGAGCGCACTCTCTGAGCTGTTCTTATACTTTGCGCGCTCATTAGGATCCAGCGTGCGTGCAGTCCATCCGACTACGATACCGCTTGTGCTGTAGAATGGGTATGTGACGCGGTTTCTGAACTCTCCCTGCTCACACCATCCCAGACCGAATGCGGCTGCAGCCTCGAGAGAGATACTGCGCTTTGTCAGATACTGCTTGAACTCACTGCTGATCTCGCCGGCTTGTGTATAGGTGATCTGCCTTTGCTCGTTTTCCCGGATCAGTCGCTCACGCTCTAACCGGCGCTGGCGCTCCTCTGGGTTTTCTTCTAAGTCTTCCGGAATCTCTATATTACGCTTGCCGGCTAACATGCGCACGGCCTCGATGAAGGTTACACCTTCTACCTGCTGCACATACTTGAAAGCGTTTCCACCTTCACCACATACGAAACACTTGAAAATTTGACGCGACGGACTCACGCTCATCGACGGATGACGGTCAGCATGGAAGGGGCATAATCCCCATAGATTTGCGCCGCGTTTGCTTAGACTTTGGTATTCGGCCACTACATCCTCGATAGGATTAGCAGACTTCACTCTCTCGATTAGATCTTCACTTAGCATAATGTCTTCTCATCATTAGGATTTACCCATGCATCTTTAGCCCAAACGTGCTTGCTGCAGTAGTCACACGGACGAACGGTCGCGCCGGTATGCGTACAGAATGTTTTGCCGGTGTCGGCATCGGTACCGATCACTTCACCTCGCTCATTCTTGAATGCCGCTTTGGCGCCGCCTTCAGCAAACGTCTGTGCCTCACGATTCGTAATAAAGATATCCATCAGGTCGCAATTACCGCAACACGGCTCTACGCCCTGGTGGTCATCTCCAGAGACAGACTTTCGCTTGTATGTAAATGTTTTTGCCATGGGATATATTGTTATTTTTCAAAATTCATCTTCAGTTGCACGCCTTCCGTGCGATAGTGTGTCACGCGCTTTTTCCACCTTACGTGTTTCTTCAGCAGTGCCTCCGGTGTCACTTTGCCGGTCAGATGGTACTTATCAACAAACATCTGCGCGCTGTCTTTGTAATCGATGCCCCGGTGATATCGCTGGTGATCCATGTAGCTGTGTAGAAACATATCGAAATCTAACAGCAGCTTCTCGCCCACATTGTTCTCGCCCTCAAAATTCAGATAGTTATTCACATCGAGATCTTTGAGATTGCAGATCCTCTCGTTCACCATCACAAGCAGGTTGCCTTTGTTCTCTGGAGGATTGGCCGGTGCCTGCACTAGACTGTTAGCTATCGCGTGGTTCACAAGCGATGCTGCAGGGAACTGTACCACATCCTTTAGCGGACTCGGGTACCGATGCAGGGCATACTCTGCCAGATACGGCTTTACATATATATTCAGTACTAACATGTCGGCTTGCCTAAAAATGTGTTTGCTACCAGGCGCTTCGATTGACAGAACATCTCTGCAGCGCTCTTCACCTTCAGTATTCCGTCCGTACCTGTTATGCCGGGCTTGAATGCTACATCTATGATACCTTTGCCGGTGCGCGTATCACGTACATACTCGAGCGTTTCACCTACCGGTGCCATCCAGCGGTCGATATAATCCATCAACTCGGCGTGAACCTCCGGAGCGTTGAACTCAACCAGGATATGCTGCTCATTCACTTCCTCCCGGTTATCCTCCGGACTTAACGGCTTGCCTTCGTAAATATGAAAATAGATCTGATACATATAGGTATTAAATTAGGATACTCTGATTAACCGGGTATATGTCTTATTCATCTCGAAGAGCGTGCCGTTATCTATATGCGATGCGGATACGGCCACTACACAAGCGATCTTGACGGCAAATTCCAGCTTCTCCGGATTGCTCACCATCTTCACAATGTCGATATACTGACCTTTCTTCAGACGGTTAGCCTTATCTTCCAAGAAAGTACACATCTTCAGCGCGGCATCCTCGCCAAATTTCTCACTCATCTGGCGGTACCAATCCCAGCTACCATCAAACCGGTATCTGCTTAGATCTTGATCTGCTATGTTATTTTGCTCTTCCATTATTTCTGATTTGAGAGAGAGGATGGAGTTCAACCATCCTGACGATCTGGCTGCCGTTAACCGACATTCTCTGCCTTGCCGCCTTACACCTTTCTCCCAATTGGCGCTCATGCGCCTTCGGTGGATGTATTGTGATTACAAATAGGGTTCTACATATTTCTTCATATACGCCTGCCGGATCTGCAATGCCTTGCGGCTAAGCGTCTTCCCCTGAAGCGCATTTGTTACTGTGCGCACATCCACACCCGCCTCACGAGCTAACAGCGTCACGTAACCTGGAGGTGGAGGTGGTACGAATCTGCCGGTTATCTCTACCTCTGCAGGACGAATTTGGTTACTTTTTTCTTCCATAATCAATTTTTTATTAAATTTATTACTTTTTATTTTCGTATGTCGGATTTTTTTTGTACCTTTGCGCGAAAAAATCGTTCGTTTTCTTGCAGTTATTTTTCCGCTTTCGGAAATCCGGTGCAAAATTACGAATAATTTTTTAAATATCCAAATTTTTAATGCAAAAAATTAAATAATTATTCGATTTTTTGCATTTTGTGGTTACTTTAACTATTAAAATCGATATCATTATGAAGAAAAAAGTTATTGAGCCTAGTGAGTTGCGAGTTTATCTTGATGCCGCTCTTAAATCAGGACTGGTGCACACTCAAAAAGAATTTGCCGAATTAGTAGGAATAAGTGAAACCAGTATATCACAATTCCTAAAAGGTACTGCATCTATCTCTAATCAGACAATAAAGCGGGTGAAAGATGCTATTGAGGCGAAATGCATTCATATTGAAGGGAATGCAAATGCCACAGCTACTGGTCCTAATTCGTCTGCACAAGTCGTATCTGGAGATGTTGGGGCGCTAATTGCCGAGCTCACGGAGCAGCGCAAGGCGTTTGTGGATCAGCTGAAGGTGAAGGATGAGCAGATCTCCCAGTTAACCGGTATGCTCCGTGAAGTGATATCCGGGAAAAAGTGAATAGAATTGCCGCAAGAAAACGAACGTTTTCCTGCAGTTTTTGATTCAGCGCGCATGCATATAGTCTCGCACGTGCATAATGCGCACACGAGACTGCGCGTACACATAATAAATATATAATGTGAAAATGCGCCAAATCAGGGCCTTAGAAACGGCACGAATTTGGCACATAACATATGAAATTGTGTAATAAAGCTAATTGTTAACTTATTGAATATCAGGTAAGAAAATACAAACGTAAATCATAAGTTCCCCGGCCATGATATCCCCGGTTCGAGTCCGGGAAGTGGCTCAAAGAGAACTTCGGTTCTCTTTTTTTATTGTAAAATTTGCATATATAAAAAAAAAGCAGTATCTTTGAAGT